TTCTTGATGACTTTTTCGTGAATTTTCTTTCCATACTTGAAAAGGAAAACCTTTCCGTTATTTTCTGGATGGTTTGGATCTTCCACAACCAAGATATTGGAGATGTAGTGCAACTTTCGTTTACGGTTACGAGCCTGGGTCTGGCTTTCCTCTGTTCCTGTGTTCCACAGTTCATTGTTAGCAGCACAGAGCGGGCATTTCTTGCCAATCGTGGTGGGGCAATTTTCGATATACCATCCACCAGGACCCTGAAACGAATGGGAGAAATATTGGGCCCAAGGGGCATCTTCGCCTTCTGACGGCGGCAAGAAACGAATAACGGCTTCAGCGTTACCGGCCTTGTCTCTCTCCAAGGACCAAAATCTTTTATCCTCGTACGATGGCTTTTCGGTTAAATCTGCGATCTTTTTCGAGAGGGATTCGATCGAAGACTTCTTTAACATTTCTGAAAATGATGACATGTGTTTTCTTATCCTTTACTTTAACGTATGCGGTGTATTTTATTGATTCGTATTTAACTGTATCTGTTATTATGCTGTTGTCAAATCACATTTTTATTTTCCTTTATTTTCTTGTTTGAACGTATTTAGTATTAGTTTAGAGTACTCGGCAGAAGAAATTGTAGGAACAAACGCCCTAAACTTAAGGTTCTTTTCCCCAAATTCTTTCCAAAGCAAATCGGTATTTGTTTCGTGAAACCGAGAAAATTTAGTAATCAAATCGAGAATGACCAATGTTTCTACCGAAATTGACCCAGACATGACGCATTGAACAACCATCGGCAGAGGGCGTTCTAATAGAAGTTTGCGAAAACTGAGTCGCTTTTCTTCGGATATAGACAACAAATATTGCAAATCTTGGTTGAACGTATATCTCAAACTTTCACAAACTTTTTTCCGTCTAAAGAAAACATCCGTACATTTCTGGTCAAACATATCGGTAATCCACAACTTGGAATTATTCAACATATTTGATGCTATGTAAAGAGGCACATCTTCGGTTTTGATTTTTTTGGCAAGTTTCTCGAAGAGGTAACGATCTTTACGCTTTTCGAATGTAGCGAATTTTACTTTACTAGGACCATACTTTCCGTAATCATAACTTGAACCATGAAAATGATTTCGTATTGCCACAAAATGACAGTACAATTCATAACCATTCATACAGGCAGAGTTCCGGTTTTTGGAAGTAAATTTCTTTTGATGGCTTCAGTTTGCAATCGTTCGACGATTGGTCGAGACAGCAACGATTTTGCCGCATCTGGTTCAATATCAAACTCTTCACACATGTCTAAAACTGCTTCTAGATAGGAGCACCGGGTTTCCATTACCAGAATTTCAACTTTGCTACTAAAATCATTCGCGGTTATGGTGAGTGGTGAGGGCATTTAGTGTTTCCTGTATTCGTTCGAAATTGTGATGTTTCCAAAAATTCTTCAGAGTTCTGTAAACTTTAGGAACGTAATCCACCGGGTTTCGCACAAACTCTTGAACACCAGAATTTTCCGTAGCGATCAAAACAACAATCTGTTTGATCGGTTGTTTGATTAACTGGGTCCACATAATACTGTATATGGTACATTGTTCAAAGTAATTTTGGATATACTCTTCGGCTTTCCATTTGGTGGAACTCTTAAAGTCTACTACAGATGGTATGCCTGCATAATCAGAAAGCAAATCAAGCCGACCTGCGATGCGAATCGTAGGCGACCACAGTGTAGTTTCTTGGGCGCGAATATTGTTTATTTTGTGCAAATACGGAACAATGTCTTCGTATAGCAAAGGAGCAGAAGTTGTATCGTCGGAAAAATCGACTGGTTCGTTGAGCAGGCGCTTTTCTATGTAAGAATGTAATTTTGTGCCGCGAGAGGCGGCATATTGACTCTTTTTGTGATTCTCTGGGTCTTTCGACCACTCAGCAAAAAATTCACGCGAGGAAAATCCAGTCACCGTGGTAACCGAAGGATACCACATTCCATTCGGAGCAAGATAAAAACGGTTTCCTTGATATGATTCTGACTTTAAGGATATGTTAGACAACTGAGGTATGTGTGTAAACATTTGGCTTATCGGTCGTTTGGTTTGAATTTTGGGTGTGCTTCTTTGATTTTTGCCATTACCTCTTGGAAACCTTTATCGGTTTTTTTAACCCCAATTCGAATGGGATCGCATATGGCTGCGTTTCCTATTTTGATTTGAATACTGTTGGCTTCTCCGCAGTTTGAACAGTTAGGTTTGCATGGTAAATGTCTAGTATTTACTTTTTGATATTCTTCAAAGCAATGCGAACATTTTGTACATTCATAATCGTATATTGGCATGAACGTATTTAGTTCGCTAACGGATGACCAGGAACAGTTTTGACACCTTCAGCATACCAATCCGGCACGCCACGTTTTCGCCAAACACACATGAGTCGGCCGCTTTTATCATAGATTTTTTCGTAAATGTATAGATTTCGATAAGACTGAATCGGATTGTCCGATTTATATTTGTCGGGCATGGCCAAAGCAGGCGAAGTTTTTTCTATATTTGAAAGCCAAATTGGTGTTTCTAGTTTTTCGATAATTTCGGCAGATTTGTGTCGCTTTGAAGACGAATGGCCGTAACGATATCGCCATTCGTCTTCCATAATGAGAGACACTTTGGATAACCAGAGCCAGTTTGATATAGATTCTCTAACCCATTTTGTGCATGGATGATTATAGTGTATTTTGCGAAACAGAGAATGCCCAAAAGGAGTTTCTGGATGATCGCGATATACCGAGCATAACATTTGTCGATGCTCGGTAATCATTTTGACTATGTGCATATCATTGTGATAGATGGCAAATAGAGTTGGGTCTTCGTCTAAATGAAAAATGTTCATACCATAAGGTATGAACATTTTTGTCGTTAGTCAATTTTATTCCAAGTCATCATCGACCAAAAAATCTTCGTCCGAATCGTCATCTTCGGAATCTTCTTCGTCCGAATCGTCATCTTCGGAATCTTCTTCGTCCGAATCGTCATCTTCGGAATCTTCTTCGTCCTCTTCATAGATATCGGACAAAAATTCTTCGTTTTCTAGTAATTTTTGAATTTCTTTTTCCAATTCTTGATCTTCCTCAAATTCAAACGTATTTTCTTCGTTTTGCATATATTCTCCGTGTAGAGTACTATGCAAGTTATTTATAGATTATCGATATCCAGATTTACGCTGTCCCATAATTTCGGATGGCTTCAACCAGAAAAATTCAAATCCCATGTCCTCGTCCATAAATTGAACATAGTATTGATTTCCGTGACGGCGATCGTACTCCACGCGGCGCAAAATTCCAAATGTTTTGGATGTTTGCGTGGAGTTAACAAAGAGGGTTACACCTGGGTTGTATGTCGCCTGAGACATTTCATCATTCCTTTCTAAAAAATTTGATTACACTACAGTATAGTACTATACTTAGACATGTCAAAAATGATAGAAGCATCAAATTACGGGCCAGAACCGGTTTGGGGAATTGAAGAACCTTCACAAAGCCAAATCATGAAGGCGCTGAATTGGTATAACTACATGTCCGATCCGTCGGACCACAAAAAATGGGTCTTGGAGTACGCTAAGAAATCAAAGACAGTGAACACTCTAGTTCCAATTTTATCGTCTATCGAACCTAACAAATTCGAATTGCGTTACGGTGATATCCGCAATTCAATAAACAAATATCTGGAATATGGATTTCAAACCGGGGTGTTTGCTCGCATAATAACACTTGGGGCAAAGTTGCCACCTGTCTACCACGAGTCATTAGAGACAGCCGTACGCTTCCTTGCGTCTAGAGAGACAGAAGCAGCGTCCAAGGCGGGAAAGTCTACGATTACACGCAGAACAGTACAAGAAAATTCGGAATCCAAGATCGCTGGCATTTTGGCCGATATTGAATCCAAAATCGATTCTATTCTTGGTCAAAATCCAATGGATAGTTTGGCTAATGGTCCAAAAAAGTCCAAGAAATCAATCAATACAGATACTCCAGGAAAGCAATTTCTGGTTAAGTATTCTCTCAAAGGATTGCCGGCCAAAAAAGTTTCGGATTACCTCGACGCAAAAATCAAAGAATTTCACAAAAACTCAGACGACTATTCGTACGATAAGGCAAACATGTCTTATCTGTTGCAATTCCTGTCGGACATGAAAAAGGAATGTGACACTATCGTAGATGTCGCCAAGGCGACCAAAAACACAGTACGAAAGAGACGCACAAAATCTCCAATCGATATCGTCAAGCGATTGAAGTTTATGCCCGCTAGCGATACATATGGCATCAAATCGATTATTCCGAGCAAAATTGTCGGAGCCGATAAGTTGGTGACGTTCAATGTGGTTAAAGCCACATGCACAATTTACGAAGCCAAAGCATCTGTAGGTTTGTCCGTAAAGGGTACGACAATTTTGGGATATGATGAATCGAAATCTGCTACCAAGAAAGTACGTAAACCCACACAATTCCTAAAACTCGTTTCGGAAGCAGCCGGTATCCGTGCAATTAAAAATGCGTTCGGCGACCTTACGACAAAGGAATCAAAACCCAACGGAAGAATCAACGAAGATACCGTGCTTTTAGGAGTGTATTAATGATATTGATTGACATGAACCAGGTGGTCGTATCTGCGATGTTCGCAGAAGCACGAGGTAAACCAGTCTTCGACGAGAATCTTTTGCGGCATATGGTTTTGAACACCATCCGTCTTATCAAAATCAAAAACAAATTAACCTACGGTTCGGAAATAGTTCTTTGCTATGACGGAAAAGATACCTGGCGCAAAGATTATTTTCCATTTTACAAAGCCAACCGAAAAAAGAATCGCGAAGATTCCGACTTCGATTGGAATGCATTTTTCTCGTTTATGGCATCTTTGCGAGATGATATTCGTACGTTCTTTCCATATCATGTTATGCACCTCGATAAATGTGAAGGCGACGACATTATTGCAGTCTTGGCCAAGCAAGCCGCAAAGAAGAAAGAAAAATGCTTAATCGTCAGTTCCGATGGCGACTTCGACCAATTACTATACAACGAAGTTCATATAGATCGTTACAACACTTTCACAAAGGAACTGGTCGACAAAAGTTGCATAGAAACAATATGGAAGCACATTGCAGAAGGAGATTCCGGCGACGGAATTCCCAATATTCTTTCGGATGATGATGTGTTTGTCAACCCGACCAAACGACAAAGCCCGATGACGAAAAAGAGATACGCCGAACTATTCGTTACGGGTAAAGCAGAAATTACGGATGTTCTACTTCGCAACATAGCGAGAAATGCCGCGCTGATCGATTTTACCTATATACCAAGTTCAATTCAGCAACAAATTGAAACTGTTTATGAACTTGAAAGACAAAGGGTTGTCGGAAACCCCACAGACATTATGGGATATCTCGCAGCCAAAAAAATGACAATCCTGTTATCGCACGCATCGGAGTTTTAATTATGCAGTTAATGATTTCGGAAATACTCGATAAAATTCAAACATACGAAAGCACAGAAGATAAAATTGCATGGCTAAGAAAAAATAGAACTCCTGCTCTTTTAGAAATTCTGCAATACTGCTACAACCCATCCAGGGTTCTTTTTACCAATACGGCTCCGAAACATATCTTAGATATGGCTCCACCGGAACTAAGTTATAATTCGCTCTTTTCCGAATACAAGAGACTATACATTTTTCTAGACTCCACCAAAATAAATCCGAAAAGAAAAATGGAACTGCTAATTCAAATGCTGGAATCTATTCATCCGAGCGATGCCGCTCTCTTGGTAAGCATCGTCAACAGAACCATCAAAATTCCAGGTTGCAATTCTAAGCTTGTTCAACGTAGTTTTCCCGATGTCAATTTTTTGTCTTAATCCTGAAGGTATCAAATGACGACACAAAATCAAAATATCGTGCTGAGTAAGGTTGAAGATATCGATTCCTTCAAAGAGGAAAACAATTCCGATTGGAAAATCGATCTAGTTGTTCGCGAAGTACCGACAACACAAATCATACAAATGCCCGAATGGGCAAAAAACGCAAAATCTTCCGAAGTCACGTGGGACTTGGAAGATGATGCAGTCAACTAAATGTCAGTTGAAAAGTGAGTCGAAAGACTCACTTTTTGTTTCTGTATATTCGTTCAATTTTCGCGACCAAATCAGAACGAACACAATCGTTTTCTCCTAATTCATGAAATACAATCTCTGGTAGTTTGCCTGAGAATTTATTGATAACATCTTGCAATCCATTCACCTCACCGCGCAAAAACAAATCAGATTGTTCGGTGTCTCCGGTGATAATCAATTTAGAATTAGATCCTACGCGAGTCAGTAACATTCGCATTTGATGACTGCTGGCGTTTTGACATTCATCGGCAACTACAAACGAATTTTCGAATGTAATTCCTCGCATATATGCCATTGGTATGACTTGAATATTTCCCTTTTCGATGAAGTCTAAAATAATTTGCTTGCTGGTAAACTTTCCAATTATATCCATCAAAGGTTGAACAAACGGAGCGATTTTCATATTGAAATCGCCCGGCAAATATCCCAATTTTTCTCCGGCTTCAACATACGGACGAGTAAGAATCAATTTTTCACACTTGCCCTGCATAAGATATTGAAGTCCGTAAGCCGTAGCCAAATAACTTTTACCGGTACCTGCCATTCCGTGTAAAACTGTTACTTGATTTTGTCTCATGCAATCTAAAGCTCGGCGTTGGCCTTCGGTTTTGCCTGCGAAAACGATGCCCTGTACTTGTAGTTTTTGGGTAACTTTGTGGGGCGACGATACTTCGTTTTTCTTTTTACTCACTTTAACTCCGGGTTAAACAAATTTCGGAACCATACTTTGCCAAATAATACGAATCAACTATGTCTGATATTGGGCTACCAATTTTTTTTCCTTTGTAATTGAAGAGTTTTCGTAAATTAACTTCAGTAAATTCTTTGAAAGAAGAATACATGGCATCTTTATCGGAATTACCCTTGCCGGTTGCAAACTTTTTTAATGTGGTTGGTGGGCATATGTGAATAGGAATATCTTCCCGGTACAATTTGTATTTGAGCAATGCCGTGTTTTCGGCTATGTCAAAAACATGCCCTCGGGATCCCATCGAATACCCTTCGATAATTACCAAATCACAATCCCACACAACAGAATAAGCCCACTCGCTTATTTCATCAAATCTTTGAATATTGATATTTGGTTTGATATACTTTGTGCCGTGTATGTTGTCTTTGATTCCGGAAAATTTATCTGACTCATGTAAGTAATGAACTGTGCAATTTTCGAATCTCTTGTCGTCGAGATTCATCACGGTAATTGCCGGGCAAGTCATAGAATAATCAATTCCTGCAATTTTGTTCATTTACACATGTATTTATTCGCTAAAAACAAAACCCGGGATATCCCGGGTTTTGATACTGTTCTTAAAACTCAACGTTTCAACTATTAGAACACTAACTGCAATTGGGTTCTAATGACAAACTGACCATCCTTGGAACTATTCGACCATCCAGTGTTCGCAGTGTTGATTGATGCATCGATTCCGTTAAATGCATAACCAACATCGGTAGACCATCGTACTGACTTACCATACAAGTAACGGTGAACACCAACAGTGGCTACATTCAAACTATCTGCATACGCAGACGAATCTGCATATTCAAATTGAGTGTACGGTACCCACTTTTCGGACACTTTATAACTGACCTGAGCAACTCCGGAATATACGGCAGACTGCTTATCCTGCTTGCTGTAGTTAACCGAGAAATTTGTGTTGAATCTGGAAAAATTCCATGCAACATCTCCGGTAGCAACATAGAAATCATCTTCCCAGTGCAAACCGGCTCCGGTTGCCAATGTATTCGATTCTGTTTCGTACAACTTAGCCTGAACTCTTGTGGTAACTCCGTAGTTGTTGTTGGATGGGTTCACTGGGGTATTTGAACGATTCCAACCATCAGTAAACGCAATCGAGGCATTTGCTGCCGATCCCAGATCAAACGACCCTTCAATTCCTTGGGTAAAATCTTGCCCGAAGGTGTTGGATACAAGTGTGCGTTCCACGGCGAAAGAATTAGATTCTTCGAGGGAAGCTTCTGCATTAAAGGCCGGGCGGAACTGACCAACTTTCAAGTTAACCGCACCGTAATTTTGAGACACAAATGCCTCCTCAAGTTCAAAATTTCCAGAGTCATCAACTTCTGGAGAAATCTGAAACTTGGCGTCACCAATCTCACCCCCGAAATTCAATTGCGTGCGAGGCAAAGAAAATCCGTACTGATCGGATACAGAATCGCTATTGTTGTAGGTATAGCGAAATTGGGTAAATCCACTAAGTTGCAAACGCGAATCACTGCGCACGAACGATTGGTGCGTATCGACCTCGCGAACGAATTCCCTTCGTTCAAAACCATCGCGAGGTGGCTTTTGGTGCGTATCGACCTCGCGAACGAATTCCCTTCGTTCAAAACCATCGCGAGGTGGCTTTCCGACAAGATCACCCATGGTTGTCGAAGCGACCATCAAAGACGCCATCATAACACCGATATATCTGAATACTCTCATTACTATCCTTTCTAAAAAAAACTAGAAACTACTTGCTCTTTTTGTAATCGACGGGGCAAGCTCCGTTGGAACAGTCTATATGTTCTTTACCAATATCTTCTTCAATACTGACGATATTAGTTATAAGGTCGTTCAGTTGTTGCAAACTGATGGGTTCTTCCGGCTGATACTCATATGACGTAGTATCTTCCTGAGGCATAACCGAACAGCAAGCAATTGTACTCTGGAATTTAGGGTACAACGAACTGAACTCTTTATATGATATACGAGCCGGATCATATTTCAAGGTGTATGATATCTGATTTCCTGCCGGTTCCGAATCATTAGGAACCTTGTTTCCGTGAATCCAATATTTTTCTCCGAGTTGTAGCCACTTATATTGCTCTTCTGGAGTTGCCACCGCGGCAGTTATCAGTTTATCTTCAAGACCTAATTTAGTTATTTCTGGTTTTGTAGGAAATCCAACAATCGTAGTTCCTTCATATGTTCTTAACACCCGATGTGGATAGCCGGCCTTGACATATTTACCAACAAGCGGATCATCATTTCGAAACTGAACCCAACGCAAATATGCGGCCATAGAAGGCAAATGCCAGCCTTCAGTGAGTCCGTGAATTTTCGAAATCGTGCCGCTAGGTTTGATTGTCAGCGCCGTATGGGGTACTTCGACCCCAAGTTTTTTGCTGTATTTTACTGCTTCGTCACGCACGGCGTTTGACAATCGAGATATGGCTGCCCAAAAATCTTTAGAGACATTTTCGTTCAGCAAATCGCGAAAAGATAGCCCAAAGAATTTCCAAGCAAACTCGTGTACTCCGGTCAAACCAATACCAATGCGGTTTGTGCGTTTGACTTCGCGGTGAAACAGCGAATCCATTAAATTTACCCGAATCATTGCCCGGGTTGCAACCCGAACTGCTTCTTCTGCTTCATCTAATGTGTCGGCGTGATATGGCACTACATCGCATATGACACAAAATGCACCAAGAATGAATAAGCAAATTTCGGAGCAAGGATTAACTCCCATAGGAAATGGATGCTTCAAAACTTTCTTAGCAATTTTTGCAAGCATCAATTTTGTTTCATCGTTAACGGTGTACTTTTTGGATGAAACGTAATCGCCATCAACATATTTTTCTATGCCTTTATTGCGAGCCGCCAACTTATGCTGATTGATAATACCTGGTTCTCCGGTACCATCAGCATACGCACACTCCATCAATTTGGCCAAAACTTTGCGAGCATGTACGGCAAGTTCTTTTTGTTCTTTGTCCAATTTTTTGATTGCACTAGAAGAAAGTTTGGTTAGTCTCCAAAATTCTTCGTCGACCATAACCGAGTTATTAGACGACCACAAAAACGAATTAAGTGCGGGTAAGCCTTTTTGCTTTCGTTCATTTCTTATTGCCAAAACTTCATCAACAGTTTTTCCGTGGAACTCTACCGGGCGTTTGACCTCGATGAATTCCAAAATTGATTTGTTGCGCCAAGATTTCCAAGACATACGAGCAGCACGCCTTGCTCCTCCGACAAGTACACACTCGGAAAAATAGTGGTCGATATACATCGCCTGTAGCCAAGGAGCAAGATTCGACCCCTTCAAACTTGCGGCTTTCATAAATGCGTTCATTAACGGAACCGGACCACTGGCAGGGCGATCTTGCATACCACCGATCGGTGCACCTTTAGCTCGAACGTCGGAAAAAACAAGAATCAACATCTTGTCTTTGTGAATTTTTTCGAACGCCGCAGTTTCCCACGTTTCGAAAGCCTTAGCCCATCCTTCCCGAGAATCCGGCACACGAAACCACAGGGTGTCTTTACCTTGCCCGTACTTATGTAAAGCGTCTCTTTCCGATTCATGTGCAGAGTAATCAAAATCGGGATGGCTATCGCTCAACACACAACGCAGAGAAGGAGCATGATCCCAATTTACAACCATCAATTCATCGTCAAAACACCGCCCAACACCCGAACCGTTTAGTAGCAAGAAAAACGAAACAAACGAAGAAGCTGCATGAGAACAGTTCGTAAAAAGTTCCATGTTTCTTTTTGGCTGATTTTTATCGCCATGCTGCAAATGTCTTCCCGACATCATTACTGTTGCTTTGGCGATATGTCTTTTGAGTATTTCTCTCTCTGATTCCATTTCATTCGGAAACGGACTTAGCAAAGAATTTCCCAAAGAAACTCTATCCGCCACATCTAGCCAAGATTCCCATATACCATTATACTTGCGCAAAATGGTTCTTTGTGCCACAGCGGCACCCATGCCGGCTATCGGCTCTCGGACTATCAAATTACTTTCGCTCATCTCGTTAATCTCCAGATTCAATTTAGGTTGCATATTTAGTTCGATTGCATGATGCTGTCGATTTTATGCAAAAATTCATCATACTCCCTTTTGCCAATTCCGTAACTTTCGGGAGAACCTAAAGCACCGGTTTTTAACACATAATCCCGCAACATTTTTGCATCGGTTTCGGTTATAGTGTAAGATTTCAATACGTACGTTTCAAATGCCTCGAAACAAATTGGAAACTTCGGGCGGACAAGTTGATACATCGCGTTCGCATAATCACGAACCTCTTGTTGTGCGTGAGTGTCCAATCGTAACCGCAAAAAATGCATTAGATTGTGTATGTCCATTTGCCAAACAACCGCGGTATAGGTGCTTTGCGGCAAACACATTCTCGCCAATTCGCGAGATACTCCACATTCCAATCGATGCTTATATTCGTCGAAGGCTATTTCTTCGGCAGTCTTGCCTACATCGCAATATCCAGTACAATATTGCTTTGGAATATAAGATAGCAATCCATCGCTACCTTGTTTATTCGTCGTGCTTTGTTTGCGCCATTCCTCTGGTACGTACCACTCTTCGGGCATTTCGGAATATCGACCGGAATATTGATTCAATTTGGCCGTACGATGTCGCACAATTTGACCATGAATCGCCAAAGGCAATTTGAGCATAAAGGTGGCGCAACATTGTTCGAATGGGCTTGTATGCTTGTTTCGCAGCAAATAACGTATCAAGTTAATGTCGTCTTGTACCGTTTTGGTTCCTTTTCCATATGAAATTCTTGCTGCTTCGGCTACTGTAGAGTCCGTCCCGTAAACAGATTTCAATAGCACGTAACCTTTATCCAAAACACGAATAGCATTAGGATCGTTTTTAATCTGTTCCCACTGTGGTATTTCGCTCATACTTTTTTCCAATTGTTAAACCGAATTTTAGCGGTCAGCCCTTTATATGTACACGATTCAATCAATTTTTGCGGATTCATCCCGGCCAAAACCATGTCGTTAATATCTTTTTGTTTTAGATCATTCGGCCAGATAACGATTGAATAACCTTCGTCGATTCTACGATTCATTCTAGATACTATTTCTTCGTTTCTGGGTTCGTTGTCATAAGCAAAAATCGTATTTGAAACATCAAATGGCAAAGACTTTAGATCAACATCACTTCCGGATAACGCCCAAGCATTGCGCAAAAACAGACTATCAATTGGGCCTTCTACCGCATAGTTTCTTACGGAAAAATTTACGGCATCCATACCATAGATTTTTGGAGTAGTAATACCTTCTTTTTTGATCGTTAGATAGCGAATACCCAGACAAGGGCGAATAAACAATCTTCCCTGAATCGCAAATAAATTCTTGTCGCAATCAAAATAAGGTAATACCAACCTAGGTTCTGATTTGAGTTGCCCTTCTTCTATCGTGCTGTCGAGCGATCTGGCCAAAGCGGCAAAATCATCCGTATAGTATAGTTTTTTCCAAGCAGATTGCGGTATTTTTCTGCCATCGACATACCCAACCGCAGGATGATTTAATGGCAGACTGTCAACCCTTTTGCATAACGTAACCAAACAATCGGGTACTACCCTGATCGTTTTAGGTGGCAAAATTGCAACTTTTGGAAGAGTTTCTTGCACTCGACCAGTCGCATTGGCCATGAAATTTTCTTTGATGTACTCTCGAAACAAAAGAGAGTCCATAGATTTCAACAGTGTAGAGAACCTAGAACTATATCCGCAGTTGTGACATTTGGCGATATACGATCCTTTATACTCAAACAGATAGAACCTCTTTTTGTTTAGGTTCTTTTTCGAGTCGCCACATTTAGGGCACCTACACACCGCCAAATTCTTGGTTTTCCACTGAAACTTCGACAATTTCGGCGAAAGCAAATTGATGTACTTGTAATCGATATAATAATGAGTGGTCGCCATCATGCAAAGAATGACTCCAAAGAAGATCGAGGTTCAATAGACCATTTTTTGACTTCCAACAAAGAAATCAGAGGATCAGAAAACGTTTTGCTGTATTGTAAATCTCGATCCGCGTATTCTTCCAAACAAAACTCTTTAGGAATCTGCGAAGGAGGAAAAGAAATAACGGTGTTGTGTAATGGGTTCGGAATCTTCAAGTACAGAAACTTGATCTTGTCTCCGTCAGATATCTTAGTGTACTTATTCGCCAGACCAAGTCGATCGATCGTGCTATTATAAATCAACGCACCCTTGACGGCGATAGGCGTTCCTTTGGCATATATGCTGTTTGGGTCAGCATATTCCTTCATCCCATTAATTCCGCGAGGAAAAGATATATCAATCAGAGGAGCCGCGGCGAAGTCGCGCCGGAATTTCTCTAGAAACTTATGCAATGCCGCTTCATCTTCGTTGAGAATGATTCGAATTGCTTCCTTAAGGCCATCACGACATATTTTGGGAGTAGAAGAACGTTGAGTTTCCAACCCGGTAATTTTGATTTTTGGAGTTTTGTAGCGAACGCCTTCTGAGTCCCACACCTGCAAACAGTATCTCTTTTTAGCAGTCCACAATGCACGATCAGCAATTACTTCTCTCTTCATTTCGAGAGTTTGCTCTTTTGCGTTCAAAT